AAGTGCAATAAATGTAGAAGATGGAGCTACAGCAGACCAGTCAGCAGCTGAAATATTGACTGCTATAAAAACTGTAGATGGCTCTACAAGTGGATTAGATTCTGACTTATTAGATGGACAACACGGTAGTCACTATTTAGATTTTGGTAACTTTGTAATAGATAACGATGAAATACCTATTGCTAAACTTGCTTCTGACAATGTAAGCTATGGTGGAGTAACTGTCACTTTAGGTGCTTCAGATGCAACACCTGCATTTGATTTATCTGATGCAACAAGTTTACCTATTGTAGCAGGTACATCTGGCACACTAAGTGTGGCTAGAGGTGGTACAGGTGCTACATCTTTAAATGATTT